CCATGCGATCGCACAGCAGGCGAACCGTCTCGTCGACTGCCGCCGCCGACTTAGCAAGTCGCTCGGCCCATTGCTTGGCGTCCGACCTGGGAGTCGTCGAATAAAAGACTCGCACTGGCACATCGTCGAACGTCCCGAGTGCCATTACGACGACCGTCGTGTTTAATGGCTCGCGTTTCGGACTGGGTGCCATTCGCTTAGTTGGTTTTTTGATGATGACGCCCATTACGCCACCAGATCCACGGTTTGAGCAGCCACATTGACATCGACGGAAAAGGCCACATCGGCACTCAGCTCGATCAGTGACACCGCGTCGTGGCCTCGCATGTTGCGGACGACTGCAAAGAAGTACTTGAGGTGGTTCAACATGTGGTCATCGTCAGTGACGATCGAGAACACGAACTGATTCCACGCCGACCGCAGCTCGGGGACCGCGTGTCGGACGACCACCACCAGCGATCCAGCCTGCAAGCAGACTTCGTGTGTGCCGACCCTCGCAGCAACCGCGTAGAGCTTGTCAACATGCTTGATAAATCCCTTTGCCTTTTCCTTCATTTCATTCGCCCTTTCTGATGATTTGAAAAAGGCCCCGGCATCAGTCCGTGACACCGGGGCCCACACCCCGCCCGAAGCGGCTCAAGCTAGTCGTCGAAAGACCGATTTGTCCTTGAGTTTTGAAACCTCCCTGTTAGCGAGCAAAGCACCCGCAGAAATCAACCGGCTCTCGTAGGCGGCTTGATCATCCTGATCGTGCCGGCACTTGGCCGAAATCATTTGCTGATAGCACTTGTCGCATAACCCTCGTCTGGTTGCTTTCATGTCGCACTCGGCACCGTCGCGAGTAGTTCCGAGGCACTTGCCCGATTGGACACGCTCCTCGACTCGTCGTTGTTGCTTCGATGTACGCGACGATCGCAAAACCATAATCAGATGTTCCCTTGACAGAACCATTCGTCACCTCCCGGCAGGATGTGTTTGGCTTCCTTGCCGGTTTGCCGCTCGACGCGTTGTCGAGCACATGGCGTTACTTTATAGGCATCTTATGTGCACACGTCAACATTATTTATGCATTTCAAATACATTGGATGCACATAAGAACGCTGTATACCCTGGTTTTTAATTGGTCTATTGCTTTTAAAAATTTTTTCCCCATGATGGTTTCATGGCACAACCAAAAGAAAAAATCCCGGTCGAGAAGATCCAGCTACTGGTCCAGATTCTTGCGTGCTTGCACGACAGCACCGAGAAGGCCGCAGCGGACTTCTCCCAAGCAAATTTCACAGAAGCAGACGTCGAAGGCTGGAGAACTCTCCACCGAGGACTGATGTATGCTCAGCGAATCATCAAGAAGATCTCTGGTCCTGCGAGTCCAGTGCAAAAGCTTGATCTCGATGTGCTGTTGCTGCCTGAGCACAAGTCCAAGAAGGCCAAACGGTCGGCAGAGAAGAAAGCCGACCTGAAAAAGATGGATGAAGCCGAGGCAAAGGTCAAAGAGATCAGGCAACACAAACCGCCGTCCCAGTGACCGCACGACGCTTCCACCGCTTGGCAAGCCATCGAGCTCGCCGACGGGGGACCTGGTCCCACCTTACCAACACTGCACCGGACTCCACATCCACAATAAAAACGTTGACTTTCGGCATTTTCACACCTTTAGAAACTACAAGACTTTGAAATAACGCAACTAGTATCCGACCGGTTTTGACACGTATGGTCAAAGCCGTCCTAGATTTCCTAAACCGTCCAGTTTTCCCAGTCAGGAAAACGCAAAATCGAGGAAAAACCAATGTTTGCACGAGTGATTTTTTTAGTGGTCATGATGGTTGGCAGTGTTGCTGCCGACGAATGGGACGAGAAACATCTTGGGTTTTCAGGCATCCCGATCCAGGGCAATGACAAGCTGCTGAAGGGGCTTGGGTTTGCCAAGCTGCCAGTCAAACGAGGAATCTTGGTCGCTGTGGTCAATCCAGACACGCCGACCGCTGCTGGTGGATTGCTTCCGCTGGCGATCGTTAGTGCGATCAATCGCAAGCCGGTTGGATCGATAGATGATGCATCCGCGGTGCTAGAGGGGCTGGAGATCGGCGACGATGTGCTCCTGGCCGGCCACACACTCAGGAACAACGTGTGGAAGTCTGGGACCGTGAAGACCAAGGTGATGACACACCGCGATGTCCTTGAGTCGACAATGGAGCGAACCGTCGATTCGATCAACGGAATTATTCGATACGATCACAAATTTGATGCCGAGGGACAGTTGAAACGGGTCAAGCTCTACGCTCTGGCCCAAACCGGCCGCGCACCGCAGCTCCGAGCCGAGACACTTTGGGTCGACAAGGAATGGTTGTTTCTCCAATCGCTGACGCTGGCCAATGGATCCGACCGAGAGACAGCCGACGTCAAGCCGTTCACCGGCCAAGAAAAGATCAAGACTGGATACATCGTCGAGCAAAAGACCTGCGAGGTGTCGCCAGCGTTTGGAGCTCTGCTCATTCGACCAGATACAACAGTTCGCTTTACGGGAACCAAGACGTACTACGACCACGATCCAACAATCTCGGAGATCTGGATCAACAAGGACGTCGTCGATTTCTATCGCATGATGTCGGCCAAGCCTTGACTTTGCCGACCGAGTTCGTAGACTGTTCGCAACACCCCGCTCGGGGCGGTTTTCAGGAAGAAGACCACTCGGAGCCATCATGTCGGACAATTCTACGGCCACGCATCTTTCGTGGCTCACCCAGACGATCGAAGATGCGATTCGCAATGCCGTTCCTCGCGAGGCCTACTCTCGCGGAGAAGTGGCAAAGATCCTTGGTGTTTCAGTCCGTACGATTGATGGCTTGATCGATTCCCAGCAGCTCCGAGCCGTTAAAATCGGCAGGCATCTGCGAATTGATCGCAAGGAAATCGATCGGTTTTTAGGCCGTGAATGAATGAGCTCGATCTACAAACACAAGCACCGAGGCTGGTACTGTTGCGTTACCTTGCCGTCTGGCCGACGATGCCAGATCTACCTCGGCAAGGTAACCAAGGCCGGCGCCGAGACCGTCCGTCGCAACGTTGAGCGACTGATGGCGAGCAACACTGTAGGGATCGAGCCGGACTTGCAGATCCAGACATGGATTTCTCTGTGTGATGCCAAATTCAGAGACAAGCTCCAGGCCGCTGGATTGCTTGCCAAGTGGAAGCCGCCTAAGGCCTCACCTCTGCTCTCGATTGTCTGGGATGCCTACGTCGCGAAGCGTGCCGACTTTGCCCCCAGCTCGATCAAAGGCTTTCGGACCGCCCGCAAACACGCCTTGGACCATTTAAAAGATCGCCTGATCAGCGAGATCACCATTGCCGACGCAAAACACTTCGCCCTGCGAATGGAATCGGTGCATTCCAGCGCCCACGCGAAAAAGATCGTCGAGAGGACCAAGCAAGTCCTCCAAGACGCAGTCGATTCCCGACTTTTGGCGACCAATCCATTCGCGAACGTCAATCTGCGAGCCAAGATTGATCGGACTCGGGGACATCATCTACCCGAGGCCGACGCAATGAAAGTGCTCGACAAGCTTGGCTCGATTCAGGCCAAGGCCGCTTTTGTGCTCGCGAGGTTTGCAGGCCTGCGGATCCCACACGAGCTCCTGCCCCTGACTTGGGCGCACATCGACTTCGAGAAGCATCGAATTACGATCCCCACAGGGACCAAAACAGGCCAGCGAGTGATCCCTATGGTGCCGATCGTCTACGAGCACATGCTCCAGCTTGCCGAGGCTGCTGACTCCTCCCCTTGGGTGTTGAGCCGAGCCAGGTCTAGTGCAGCAACAACGCTCCGAAAATGGCTCGAATCGGCGATCTTACTGGCTGGCCTCAAGCAATGGCCAAAGCTGTGGCACAATCTCAGAGCCTCATGTCGCACCGACATGGAAGAACAGTTTGCATCTCATGTGTGTGATGCTTGGTTAGGACATTCTAAGAGAGTCGCGAAAGATCATTATCTCATGGTAACAGACGATCACTGGACCAAGGCGATCAGCAAACCGAGTGATGTACGGCGCGCGGTCAAAGTACGGCGCGACGTACGGCGCTGATCGGGTTTGAGCGTGTTCGAGCGTGTCCGAGCGTGCTTTGGGGAATAAAAAAACCCTGGAAATCCAGGGTTAATGACCTTTGAAAATGCCCCCGCAAGGGGTCGCAACTTGCTCATTTACTACGGGGATTCGCAATGGATTTTGGGGCTGGTACGGCGCATGGTACGCATGATTCCAAATCGCCCAGCAGCCCTCTCTATAACGGGTGTACCAAATCTTCGAGGGCTGTAGCAATGCTACAACTCGTGTAGCACCTGGATTTCCGCCGGAAATTTTCACGGGTCCTTCCGGCCAGGCCTCCACTGCCGACCCCAAGGGGAACTATCAACAAGTAAGACACACTTTCTTTTTGTAACTGTTGTTTTTCGTTTTTTCGAGCTCGTGCTGTACGGTGGTCCTATCATCGGATCACAGAACCAAACCGAACTCGCGAAAAATGGCATCGAATCATGCGAAACTAATCATGCTCTTTTTGCTGCTGGCGATCGGCTGCGCACCCACGGCAAGCTACCGAGCTCTGCCCGCTCCGAGGGCTGAGACTCCAGCAATCAATCCCCCAATCGAACTCCGCCAAAAAAACTGGCTGAGCCCGCAGAACGAGGGGAGTTGTGTTCACGCCAGCCTGTCATCCATGCTGCATTGGCAGAACCAACTGGAGCTGGCAAAGTGGTGGAGAACAAAGTACTCGGGCGGTGAATGGACCGACCAACTAAGACGTCGACTTGATGCGGCCAAGGTTCCTTACGCCTATACCGAACGAGCCAATCTCCAATTACTCGACGATGCGCACAATGCAAGACGCGGGGCTCTGCTTTGGTGGAAGCCTTCGCACTGTTGCAACTTCGTGGGCTGGGCCAAAGGGACTGACGGCAGAGTCTACGCCTGCATTTTGGATAACAACAAGATCGATCGTTACGAGTTCGTCGAACGATCTGAATTTCATCGACAGTGGGCATCCTTTGGGGGATTTGCGCTCACCACGCTGTATGACCCTCCGAGCCCACCAATCTTTAAATCATACGAAGCGGTAGAGGATCAATGGAAATGGTAAACTGCAATCAATGCCCTAATGAGGGGGGACAACGTGTCAAAATCGTCTTGTCTTTCGGTCTGGTGGTGCTGGCTCTGTGCTCTGCTCTGTGCGTGGTCATTGGCGAGCGAATTGCTCCGAGAATCGAGCAATCACTTGGAATCCAGCAACCAGCCGAGCAATCCTACACCCCCGGCGGAGTGAGCTACGACACGCTCAAAAATGCACCGCTAAACACAGTCCCCGTCGACGAACGAGCCGCCCGAGAGGTAAAGCGACAAGAGGTCTACTGTCCACCATGCGATCAAGTCCGATCGCCTGGGTTTACTCGTTTCGTGGAATACGCCCAACCAATCACGCAGGCCAGCGCACCAGCGCCGCAGCCGCCTCGGCAACAGGTCACAGTGACTTCCACTCCCTGGGCCGCAAAGTATTCGCTGGCTGTCTTCGTCGGAACTGACCAAGCGTCGCAAAGACTCCTGGACTGGGTTAATAAAGATCCCCAGCTTTCGGATCTGCGAAAGAACGTCAATTTCCAGGCGTACACCAAAGACAACCCGCTTTACAAGGCAAGGTGGGCTGGCGTCATCCCAGCCGAGCAATTTCCGGCAGTTGTGTTTGCCGATTCCCGTGGGGGACACGTCTACGTCGCGGGAGCCTCGTCGCTGCCGGCAACTGCGTCGGGACTCTATACAGCCCTCAAAGAGTCTACTCAGATTCAGCAGCAGACTGTTCGCACTGATCCAATCAACCCTGACCAAAGCGTCCAAGAGTTCGATTCGAACTGCCCTGATGGCAATTGCCCACCTGGCCGCGTGCCTTTATTGAACCCTGATCGAGAAAAGCTTTTCCCCAATCTCAGAGCAAGAAATCCTGATCCGATCCAGTCCCTGCTGTATTGGATCTGGAATCCCGGCGAAGCAATCCTAGCTGTGTTGTGTGCCATCGCTTTCTTAGTCCTGCTGTTTGTCGTCGCACTCAAGGTGATCCGCTCATGACCCTGTTTTTACTGCTAATTGTGTTAGTCGCTCTCCTGCTTGCTGCCATCTGGTGGAACCCAAAGAGGCCACCTAAAGCCGCTTCGCAGCCATCGATCTTTGCTGCATTGTCGTCGCCTTCGTCGGTCTCGACTGATCGTGATGCAGTTTTGGAATCTGAGATCGCTGAGATCGTCTCGGTGATCCGGCAAGACGAGGCTGACAGGCGTCGGGCCGCAGCTCTCGATCGACTCGCATCCCTCCAGGCTACTGCCAAGAAAACCAAATGACCACTCCAGCAATCACTGATCAACAGATCGCCGATGCCGCAGTCGCTCCTCAGAGCGTCTCGGCTGACGGTGTGACCGTGACAAATCGCAGCATGGCCGAAATGCGAGAAGCTCGCGAGGAATTGGCGAACAACCAGAACGCCTCGAAGCCACGACGCGGAGTACTGTTCGCTCGGATGATCCCTGGATCAGCAAGGGGGCAATAATGCCTGGCTGGGTCACCGTACTGATCACATCGATCCTTCGAGCCCTCACCACGGCCTCGTCTCGCCATCTGTTTTTTGGGGTTGGCTGGTTCCTCCTGCTCGCTGGCCTCGTCTGCAATTCGATGGCCACTCTCATCCTGGGCGGGGCCGTGGTTTTCTTTCTCTTCCTGGTCCCCAATCAAAAGAGCTCGTGACATGATGCTGCTCGACCAATTTGGCAAGCCAATCGACACCAAAGCTCTGGCCGCTGCTCGCCGGATCCAGGATCGAGCCAAGCGAATCGACTCGCTGTCGGCATCGTACGACGCCGCGGCCAACACGGTAGAAACCCAAAAGCACTGGCGATACGCCGACAATCTCTCCGCTGCTGCTGCGAACTCGGTATCGGTGCGCAAGACACTTCGAGAGCGATCTCGGTACGAGTGCCTCGAGAATAATTCGTTTGCCAAGGGGATCGTTCTGACCCTGGCCAACGACACGATCTCCACCGGCCCGAGTCTCCAGGTGATGCTGCCCGATGCGTCTGCGTCTCGGATGATCGAACAGAAGTGGCGGAAGTGGTGCAAGGATGTCCGGCTTGCGGGCAAGCTTCGAACCGCTCGCATCTCCAAGGTAATCGACGGCGAGACAATCCTGCTCAAGGGAAACAATCCGCGATCCAAGAACGATGTCAAGCTGGACTTTCGAGTGATTGAGTCCGACCAGCTCGCCACGCCTTTCTTTGCCGATGGCTTACCAAACAAGATCGATGGAATCGAGTTCGACGACTTTGGCAATCCGATCAAGTATCACATCCTCAAGGGTCACCCAGGGGACCGCTGGCCGCTTCACGCCTTGGAAAAAACAGACGTAGACCCAGACGACATCATTCATCTGTTCCGCGCCGAGCGACCTGGCCAGATGCGTGGAATTCCCGAGCTTACACCAGCGCTGCCCCTGTTCGCGATGCTACGACGCTACACTCTGGCCGTAATCACTGCTGCCGAGAATGCTGCGGACTTCTCTGCAATCCTCAAGACCCAGTCCAATGCTTT